TACCACATTTAAGTTCAATGGATTAGTAGCTGTTATTTGTAATTCGTTCACATCCAAAGGTACCATGAAATTATACGCCTGTACAGTATTGGATATTTGAATTTGGTTAGGTGTATTTGTATTTACACTTATACCAGTACCTTGTCTAACTACCTCAGTATTATATTGTAAAGTTTGCGAAACTTCACCATTTGCTAATGACTGAATTTCATCTGCATTTTTAGCAATAAGATCCAATAATGTAGTACTACTTGCAAATGCCAGAGATGCTTTGTCTATTTGTGATTGTAAGCTATTAATTTGTTCTTGTAAGAATGCAGAAGTACTTACAGCATTAACTGTATTTTCTAAAGAGTTTAATCTTTTCTCAATATCAGTTAACTCTAGTTGTTGTCTTTGGAATATTGCAGCAGATGCCTGTAACTGAGCAGATGCATCTGAGAATAACCCCATTGAAAAAGTGTTATAATCATTGACAATAGTATCAATACCTGCAGTTCCTGGTGAAGCATCAAATCTTAAATTAATTTTAAAACCAAAACTGTTACCATTCTGTCCAGTAACAAGATTAGGTTTAAACTTAGGGTACCTTTGAATAAAGCCACCATCAGTTGTAGGTGTAATGTTATCTAATAATAAGAGACCATATAAATTAGTAGTAGTTTTAGATGAATCACTTAAATCAACCATATCATAATAAACCAATACAGAATTAAATTCAAAGGATTCGGCTAAGTCGGTTCCATTAAATTGTGGAATAGTACTTATGGCAGCATCTTGTACTATTTGCTGATAATCATTTGGATTAAAGTCTATACTAATGCCATCAAGCTCACTTCTTAAATAAGCAGATCCACTATAACCTGAAGGATTATTATAATCAGCTGGATATTTTCTTATCTCAGCATTAAGAACACTTGTAAATGAATTAGGCTCTGTAAAATAAACATCAGTCGCAGATGGTGGTGTTGATTCATCCATCCAGTTTGCATCCGGGTCTGTATAACCAGCTGGCCCAGGGCCTTGAAGTGCTTGATCATAATCATAGAAAGCAAACATATCCAATCCTTGTGGATGGACTGATGCAGAATTCCTACCCATAATATATTCACTAGTTCCTTGAATCTTTAATGATGGTTGATAATTAGTATCAGATACGGAGCTAAAGAGGATAGTAGGTGTTTGGCCCACCTCTGTTGGTACATTTATATATAACTCAGTATATGCTTCTCCGGCTTTATCTACATTATTAACAATGTCAATTTCACCAATGTACTTTACAACTCTTCTATACTGTCTTGGCCCTGATGTAACCTGATCTTCTTCAACAAATCTAGGATCGGTAATACCGCTTGCTTTCTCTAAAGCAGTAGCTTCCCTAAATCTCATGGCACCTGTTTCTTTTAACCACTTAAAGAATACTCTTTCAGTCACAGATAAGTTTGTGGTGTTATCATAAGACACATCACTGATAATAAGTTCTTCTAAATTCAGCGCATAATTTTGAAGACTTTCAGTAAAGTTAATATTAGGATCACCTTTTAAACCACCATTCCAAATAGCACCATCAATTGTATCAAACTGCATATAGTTTTGTTTCTCACTAAATGTAGTAGGATCCAATCTATCAAAATCTGGTAGATTAAGAAGCACAAACTTAGAAAAGACTAACTTAAGGTTATCATTATTGAGTGTCCTTGATAAGTCTTTTGCTGCCGAGGAGAACGTATAAAATGTTCCACCATCGGCCTGGGGTGTTCTGATTAAGGGCGTTGTTGCCATGTATAATTTTTATCTTTAATTGTTATGATATTACATATCCTGTTCCACCAACAATATACCAAACCGGTACACCTGATCCATTGTCGATAGCTAATAAATGAACAGATTCACCTGCACCATTTAAAGTACATTTTGATGTACCTGATCCTGGTAATACTACATTGTTACTTGCAGTTACTCCTTGTATTACTACTGAACCACTTCCTTCGGTATATACAAAGAAAATTTCCTGTCCTATACTTCCACTGTTTAAGATAATATCTAAATCAGTAGTGATGTCAGTATTACCTACACGGTTAATAGTATACGGAGGAATTGCAGTACTCGTCCCAACATTAATAGTCATTGACGCACCTGCAGCAGTATCATTTAATGTAGTTGGATTAGTATCATTTCTAAATACACCTCCACCTGTCATGTTCAAATTACCAGTCATCTTAACATTTGTTAGAATGTCAAAAGTACTAGCATTAATATCCAATAAGATTGTACTTAAACCAACTCTTAACGCTTCTGTTGAAACATTATTAAGATTAGTTATAGTACCAGCAGATGGAGCAAAGTATACTTCCATCGCATTAATCTCGCTTGCAAGAACATTAAAGTTATCGTTAATTACTAGCCTCGATCCGGATAAAGAATCGGTTCCTAAAATTTCTGTTACGCTGATTGCCATTTTTATTTTGTTTGTTTTATATTTAAGATATTTCTACCTTTTTTATATTTATTCCCATTCGTATCTGTAAGTTCTAATGTAATCATATACTTTCCTGGGTCTTTAAAAAGATATGTTAGATACTTGCTTTCAAAATATATATCAGCCACCTCTGAGTTAGTAGTATTGGAGATAGTCCACTTAGGAGCTTCTTTTCCAACTATTCTACATTTATCATAGACAAACATTGCCCATGTCATTGGTGGTAATACTTTTCCGTCATTTATAAACTTAGCTGTACCCCATGTAGGATTGCTAGTTACAGATTGACTTGATTTATAAATTATACTTAAACAATCAATGTTTCCACCAGCAGGAATATCTTCAAAAGGTACATATCCTGATGGAGCAGAGCTACTTGCAAACATTGAATTTAATATTGTGGTATTAGGTCTTACTAACAATTTTTTAATATAATTATTGTAAAGAGCATGACCTAATGGATTATTTATATCCACATCTGATGCAGTGTTAGCTGTCCACTCTGGAGCCAAACTACCACCACTTACATATTCAGTAATGAATCCCCATTCTGCATAAATTAATAAGTACAGATATTCTCTCATTAATAAAGCTTGAAATTCTTGATTAGATTGTCCAGGCTGTTGTGTATATCCTGAAGTATCAAATACACCATTCGCTATTGCCTCTGACATCGCAGCAAAGGTTGGTCCAAATGGAGATGATTGATTGAATACATTAGGGTATGCACCTGGTAAACCAAATGTGGTAATTGTATGAATAACATGTTCCAATACTTCAGTAATCTGTTCTTGTGGGGAAAGAGAGTTATTTTCCCAAACAAAATCAACATTAGCATTATCATCATTCGTATCATCCCAGCCTGGAAGTGTTTCCAATGCAGGTGTATATGCTCCCATACCAATGTAGCCTATTCTTTGAATGGTTTTCTTAGATTGTAAAGATTGTAAAACCGCCGCTTGTTTATTGTAGATAATATCAGTCCCAGTAGGTTCTAATATTAATTCCACTACCCTTGCTACTTTTTCAACAAAATTATCACTTACTGCTGGCGCACCACTTATAGCACCAACCGAAACTAAAGTCATACCATTTATAGGTAAGGCTTTTGCAAAAGGTGGATATAATGTAGTATCTTCTAAAGTACCACCAACATAATCAGTTCCAGTTCCAGTACCTGATGCACAAACTCTAAGACCATCTTTATCTACAATATCAACTTCTTTAAAATTACCAAACAAGCCATTGTATCTTGAAACTGCCTGTATGAACATTTCACTATTAGATGAGTTTAAAACTAAATTGTAAATGTATTTGTTAATAACTGGATCTGTGCTTACATTTAACTGAGCAGCCGCTTCAGATAGAGTATTGGTAGTAGCATCAAAGAAGTGAGTACCTACCTTTCCTTCTAAATCTACAACTCTTAAATAAGTATCAGGTTTAACTTCACTAAATTGGAAGAATGCTGGTGTATCGCCTGTACACGCAGTCATATCCCACCATAAATGAAAACTATTATTCCATGTACAAAATCTCTTATTCAGATTTTTCCACTGATAAGGACCACTAAAGCTTGCCTTTCCATCATCTTGGTAATTCAGTAATTGAAAATCTGTGGATGTACCAATTCCAAAGGTATTAAGAATTGCATTTATCCTATCTAAAGAATCATATAGACTTGGAGTCTCTTCATCCCACGTTACACTAGGTTCTATAGGTAAATCCCATAAAGAGCCATAATTCTTCCAAGTATACTTACCTTCACTACTCCATGTATAATCTCTTTTTCTACTTTGGTACCAACCAGAATATTCTACTTCCCTAGCCTCAACACATATTGCTGATTCTTTTACAGAAGAAGATATATTATTGTATAAATCATAAAGCCTCATTTCAACATTATAGTTTCCTACATAAGGTAATGTTAATGGGAAAGTACCATATTGCCCAATCTCACCTCTAATATTAAAATAATAAGCAGGAGAAACATCTGAAGCTTCTTTATAAACTGTCCACTCAATTTCTGTAAAATTACTAGATTCTAAACCATTCCAAGTAAATAAAGTTTCTCCTGGTAATTGAATAGCAGTAAAAGCACCACCGCTTGCAGGATCTGCTAATATAACAGAAGGCCTAAATCTATTTACATCGTTTCCAAATGCTCTAATACATGGACCAATAGAATTTGTAACTTGAGTCCAATCAAACCACAGCCAAGGTTCTGTTTGTGAATTCTTTAAAGCAACTATTTGATTGAATAAAGAAGTAGTTATAGTTTGAATAGTATCACCAAAAACAACAGTATGTGTAACTGATGTTGAGGTAGCAGGATCTGTTAATGTATAAATATCACCAACCGCTGCACCTTGAACATTAAAGTCAAAAGTAAAGTAATCATTAGCATTTGTTAATTGATTCCAAGTACTATCAATATTATCCCAAGTTATATTATTAAAACTATCATTGGTCAAAGTTACTAAAGCTCCAGTTTTTGCACCAGGTTGATCCGGTAGATATTCTGAAGAGTATCCTGGTTTATAATCTAAACCTGCAACTTTATCTAAGCCTGGTGCATATCTAGAAAAATATGCGGCATATACTCCAGCCACTTCTGAAATTTGTACATTACCACCATCTTGTAATGCTCCTAAGACGCTGTTAACATCTGGGCCAATTGGTGGTGGAGGTAAAACTTGACCAGGTGTATATGATGCAATCATATTTTGTCCTATTGAGGTTTTACCTGCAGCAAGAGGTGCAATAAAGGCATTACAGAAATTTATTATTGCTTCTCCTACAATAGCTGCTTCTGCTAAACAAAAAGAATCAAATACTCTTAAATCTTCTAAATAAGTACAAGAACTTGGTGTAACTTTAAAATCAGTGTTAATACCAACCTTAAGTGTATTGGTATCATTCCTACTTATAGTATTAGTAACTTCTAATAAACCAAAGAAATCTGCTTCACCTGTAATATCTTTAATATGAGCATTAAGAGGAAGATATTCATTCTCTAATTTTCTCTTTAATCCAAAAAGCTTTATAAGGACTTCTTCAATGGTATACTCTTGTGTCTCTTCTGTTACAGGTAAATCTTCATCAGTAAATTTATTAGGTACAATTTTATTGATTCTATAAATAAGACTAAACATACTAGTCTTTCTAAAATTCTTATTAGGTAATGTTATACTTTTATCATCAAATTGAACAGTAGGCGAAAATAAATCAATTGGATTACTTTGAATATACTTTCCAAACTGTACCGAGTTAGCATTAACATTTTTCCAAAATTCTTTGACTCTTAAATTATCATAACCGAAAAATTTGATTGCATTTATCAAACCTTTGTATGCTCCAATGAAAGGATATATGTTACTTCCTTCCATCATAATTTCTTTACGCTTAAGATTTATTTCAACATAATCAGGTAAAGCTTCTTTTAAATTAGTATCTCTAAATATTGTACTATCCGATGCAATAACATTATAACCCATATTCTGAGTCATAACTCTAAGTCTTTCATCTTCTTCTATACTTTCTGCATATACTGTAAATTCTGCAACAATTTTATTAGTGCATCTATCTCTAATGATTAAAGTTCTTTTAAAAGTATTTTCTGTACCAGCCGAGAATGCAACATTTATTTGTAAAGAGATAGATCTGATATCATCAGTTACAATAAAGCCTTCAGTATCTACCTTTTGACTATCATCATAATCTAAAGGAACTGTGATTTTATCTTTTTTAATTAATGGAGGACCGTCAGGTTCCTGCACTAAAGCAGACTGAGTACCTGTTATAAAATCTTCATTAAATTCAAATAGAAATATTTCACTAGGTGTATTAGTAGCCCACTCAACATCCCAGCCACATCCACCTTGGCCAGTAGGATCTCCGGTATTCCCATCTACATATTCATGAGGATAACCGAATTCAAATGTATTAGATGTTGCATTTCTCATTTTTTGCAAAATGAAAAGTTGGCCAACTTCAAATAAGTCAATAGAAACCTCAGACAAGAAAATATCACCACTCCACTTATCAGCGGAACTGTCATATTTCATATTGTAGTTCTTCCCGTTCTTGTCGAAGAAATATAAATGTTGCCAGTTATTAGTCACTATCTGTTAATTTATTTTTTGATACCACTTAGGTACTGCAAAGTTAACATAAAACACCATAATAGGACTAAGATAATCTTTTAAGAATGTACTAAGATGTCTATTTCTAAACATGTATTTTGACATCGTATTTTCTAATAAGTTTTTAGAATAATCATAACCAGTATTTTTTAATACCCAACCAGCTTCATATGTAGCTCTATATAAACTTGGAAAACCTGTTCTTTTATCTTTAACTGTAGCCATTTTATTTTCCTTTTATTGTTTTAAGAATTGACTTACCTTCTAACCTTCCTGTATTTAGTCCAGCAGAATTTGCTCCAGTCGCAATAGTAGTCCCTCGGTTTCTTTTGGTTTGATTAAACTTTTCTTGCTGTATTTTGTTATAAAGATTATTTGCAATAGCTTCTTTATAGAATACATTTAACGAGCTTATTTTGTTTGCTTCTGGAATAGGCTCATATAAAGTACCATTTCTATCTTTCCATCCACCTCTTATTATAGCAAGCTCATCATTTCCAATTACAACATCACCAAAACTATCTAATCCTAATTGAGGATCTTCTCCTTTCTTTAGAACTATCTTTTTATTTTCTATAAGTACCTTTTGATCCGTAACTGGATCTGTACCGTAAACAGGAACAAAATAAAAACCGTCTCTAATAGCCTGCTCATTTTGTTCTGAAATAAAGAATACATTTACAGAATCTACTCCTTCAACATTTTCTATTATTGAAATAATATCAGATCTTGGTATTCTATCTCTTCTATTTACATTTAAGAAATACTCATCTAAATTTTTTCTAATCTCAATTCTTATTGCATCTTTATCAAAATCTTCAAAATATCTTAACACAATATTTAATGCATATCTTCTAATGATAGGATCAACTATTCGTGTTTCAGCTGTTACTACTTGTCTACCACTAGCATTTAAAATTTCAAAAGTCATTTCTTTTTCTTCAGCAGTCATTGTAAACTCTTCTTCTGGTATGCTGAAATAATCTAAGTCACTTGTTAACTTTTTCTTTACATCAGGAATTAAGAATAAGTAAATAATGTTATCATCATCCAAGTATTCATCATCTTTTGTATTATAAGCATCTATGAAAGACCAAAAGTCATACTTACTTAAATAGTAAATGTAATTATTAGGATTTGCCAAAACAAATGAATTGCTTTGGTATGGAGCAATCAGTCTTGTAAAATTAGGATCTTCAGAATCAGAACCGAACATAGGGTTTCTTGTAATGTTTAATGCCAAGATTTCATTAAGATCTACTTGTTCTCCTGATGAATCTGTACCAGGATCTGAAAATTTAATATCCAAATTCTTACCTCCTATATTACCAGCAGATCCTCTAGTCTTTACATAAGTAACTCTAATCCTAGATCCTAAAGCTGGAGGTAATCCAAATTGATTGTTTCCAAAGAATACTGATAACCCTCCATTTACACTACTTTTAACCATAGCACATTTTTCGCCTGGATCAAAATCGTACAACGAATCTTTAAGTTTCCATTTTTCTCCATCTACATAAACCTCAACTAAGAATTGATCTGTAGGATCTTTTGTAGATAAATTATAACTCTGCAAAGGATTACCTGATCCAGA